GTTGATAGCCGTTTGAATAAATTTAATGTTAAGTAAGCATCTTTTTCTGCGTATTCACCTACATATATTGCTGGTAATTTATATAATTCTGCTTTAGCATCTATGCCCCAATTTTTTGCAACTTCAAATAAAGTCGATTCATTTTTTCTTTCTCCTAAATATTCCCAACTTAATGCGTTCAAAGTGTAACGCATCCTGTTTTCGTCGACTAGAGAGGCCATGACCATAGTATCTACAATATGCCCATTAATTTTTATTCCATAGGAACGAAGCCAGCAGATATCGTACATGGCATTATGAAATATCTTAGTCGCTTTAGTTGCGCAAACGTCAGAGACCCACTTTAAAATTTTCTTTTTGTCTAGATTGCCACCGCCTTCATGTCCAAAAGGATAGTATTTACACCAACCATCCACTGCTACGGCAACTCCAATAATTTCTCCATTACCTATAACAGCACCGGATCCTTTAGATTTTAGATCGGGATCTCTTGTTTCTAAGTCTATGGCTATGAGTTTATATCCACTCAGGTCTGGAAAATTGTCAGGGGCTATCCATTCAGTTTGAGCCTCGAACATCATTTTGTATAATCTCTTTCAATAATCATATCAATAAAATGCTTTGCTTTCTCTAAATCTTCCTTTCCTCCTTTAGCGTGATGTCTTAAGATGTATTTAATAACATTTCCTTCAGGATAAAGCAATTTATTCTCTACCACAAACTTGCTTGGCTGAATTTTATATTTGATATAGTGCTTTCCTCCAACTTGTTTTTTCCATACACTCATACTATCCTCTTTTGTCCAATTCTATAATAATGTTCGGTTTCAGGATTTAACCAATATACTTTTTGTTTTGCTCTAGTTACAGCGACAAACCACATCCGATGTTCTGTGTCCGAGTCTCTTTTTGCACTTTTCCAGGCAGGTCTCGGCATATCCGGAAAAATGACAACATTTTCTGCTTCATCTCCTTTGGCTCCGTGAATGGTTCTTATTCTAACTCTTGTTTTTTCTTTTGGATTTAAATCTTTTTCTACGTTCTCAATATAACTAATTTGCCCCAAATCTTTTATGAGATCAAAACAATCTTGCCACTTGCCTCTACATAATATACCATATTCAGCCATTAATTCTTCTAAAGTAAGCTGCTCGTTTTTTGCTTTTTTTAATTTTTCTAAATTTTTACCTTTGGGCTTGATTTTCTTACCACTCATGTATTCCCAAATATCAACAATTTCTCCACTGCGTATCGCTTCTTTATTATTTAATTTTTTCCACACAGTTAACGCTCGTACTAATTTTGGTTGTAGAAGACTATTACCCTTATCAAAGTAAATGTTTTTTCTGTAAAAATGTTCTTTGACTTTTTTAACTATTAAATTATCTTTTTTCCATCGAAATAATAAAAACCATTGTCCCTTGCTATAATCTAGATTATGAAACAATTGGTTAGTTATAAAGTCTCCTTCTTCTCCCTTTGGCTCCCATTTTTTAGGCATTCTTGTTGTTATACAGTTTAATATTCTTTTTGCTTGATCAAAAATTTTTCTAGGCACTCTCCATGAAAGTGTAGTTTCCTTATCGTCGATGAATCCTTTTAAATTAATAAAAGGAGTGGGATCTGCGCCTTGAAATTTAAAAATAGTTTGATCATCGTCTCCTGCAATGTAAGATCGTTTACAATTTTCCTCTATGTAAAAAAACATTTCCCATTGTAGAGGATTTAAGTCCTGCGCTTCATCTAAGAAGATTACGTCTAAGTTTAAATTGTTCATCATTTTATCTTTCTTAAATAGATCGATCATATCAGTAAAATCTAACATTCCGCGGTCTTTTTTATATTGAATTAAGTGATTGTTAAAAATTTCTAGCTTAGAGTATTTAAAATTAGGATGTTCTATCAGCATTTCTTTATGCTGTTGGCGGAGTTTTATTTTTCTACATCTAGAAAGATTAACAGCTTTTAAATATTGATTCCCGAAAGTCATGACTCCGTCGTCATTTTCTTTTTCATCATAAGGAAATTTGGCAAAATATTGACTGCCTTGACTTTTACATATATATTTTTTGAATCCGTTCCATTCGTTTCCAGTTAATAAAGTATTTCCTTGAAATTTTTTATTGCTTCTTTTTCCCATAGCATGCATGGTAGAAAAGAAAGGAAAAGATTTTTCCAGATTACTGTATTGAGGAAACTCTTCTGCAATGTTTGCTAGTTTTCTTTGTACTTCTCGCGTAGGGTCTTTTCCAAAAGTCAAGTAAGCTATTTTTGATGGGTGTGTGCCTTGTCGTAATTCTTTTCTAAGATAACTGTTTGGTCCTTCAATCAAACGATAAGTTTTCCCGGTTCCTGGAGGACCGGGAATTTTTGTTCTTTTTACTTCTTCTGCCATTTAGCTTTCTCTATTTCTGGAGCCTTATTATCAATTTCTTTCGCTACAGGTTCCGGCATCCTAAAGACTCTAATTTCAATCATTTTGTCATTTACTTTAGGGTAAACTTTATCTTCTACTGCGCTAAATTTTTTCTTCAATAAACGAACTGTAACATTTCTTTTTATTGCCCATTCGTTTGTATTTTTTAAAAATTTCCAAAAATCTTTAAATTTAAAATAGCTTGTACCATCTTCAGAAAAAGCGGATCCATTACAGATATGTTCTAATTTTTCTCCTTTGTATGAATCTGTTATAAAATCCTCTAAATGTTCTCTTAATATGTTTTCAGGTTTTAAACTTTCAGGAGCTTGTATAAAAAATTCTTCATCATCGTCTGTTTTAGGAAATAATTCTGATAAATTCTTTTTCCATATGGTTTGTCCGATATGAGGTAAAAGAATGCTAATCTGTCCCATACATGCTTTTGAAAAGTCATCAAATTTGTATAAAGTATCAGTATCAACTTCCACAGTTTTACCATTAACATCTAAAAACCATAAAGGAGGTTCAGAAGTATATTTTCTCAAGTTTGTTAGTTCTGGCATTAAATTCCCTTTGCCTATTCCAAATTTTCTAGTTTGACAGGTTATTGAATCACAAAAATTACATATTGGAGGACTTTTACATTTATATTGATAGTCTTTTTTCTCTAATGATTTTTTCACTGTTTCCACCTCTTGATTTCTTAAAGGTGGTTTCATATATTTATTGTTATAATTTTCTAATTCTGTTTTCCAATTATCTTGTTTAGCTTTTTTTAAATAAACTCCAATATTATATAAGCCATCGTTTCTACTTCCTTCCGGGAATCCTTCCGAACAAAGAGTCTGTAGACAAGGAGGTCCATCTGTTACTGAATCATTTTTTACTTGTTTCTTTGTCTCTATATGTAAATTTTCTAATTGTTTTTTAATTAAACTATTATTTTTATGTAATTCTATGAACTCATTTAAATTAGCAGCGTCTCCATTTTCAAGAAAAGCATATCTTGTTGTGTTATCGCCTCTATGATAGGGTAAATTTAAAAAATTTCCGGTATCTCCTCTATCAACTAAAATGTGTTCTTGTTTAGGAAAAATTTCGCTAGAAGAATATCCCAAATGAGCTGCAATTAATTTTAATTTTAATCGCATTAAAGAAGCTTCTACAGGTTCTTTTGTGAATAAGAATAAGTGAGCCCCTCCAGATTTTGATCTAAATACAATTAGCGGTAAGTCTTTTTGTTTTAATATTTTTATTAGTTTTTTATGATTAAAATTATATTCATCAATATCAATACAACCCCATTTACATTTATCATTTTCATTAATCGGGACAATGCCTAGACCAGGTTCTTTGCCTTCAAGATGATTTACCCATAATTCGTCTGTTACAGGTTTCTTGACAGTAAAAGATTTAGTCTTTTGCTTACCATTGTCTGAATAAGTGCTACTTAGTATTGTTTGACCGTAGGCACTATTTAAACCTTCAAATATATCTTTAAATGCTTTCATCATATGCTTTGTATGGGCGAGTTAAGTCTCCCGCTCTCGCCCACCTCTCCATCCGGTGTGGAAACTTATGATGTTTTACCGTTCAACTGATCTACTCTATGGCAACTTTCATAAAATGATTTTGCCCTCTTATAGAGATTGACATCAGTTATTTCCGATACCTTTTGTATATTGTATCCATACCATTCGTTTCCTTTTCCAGTATTTTTTACTGAAGATAACTTATAGATATGGCTAAAAGGTGGCGGTGTATAAGGACCGTCTTTTCCATCCTTCGTGA